GTTCATTCCAAGTCCAGTTCAGGCATTGAGTTATTGAAATATGTTTGTCTCAAATGTTATTACAAATGGCAAGCGAAGCCGTCAGGCGATGAGCAATGTCCTGCGTGCGGACATATCTATATAAAGTGGCTCAAACATGGCAACGAGTAATGCAACAAATACACCAATCACCATAACCTATAATGGTAAGTTGCTCAATAACTGGAAAGACCTGTCGATAACGCGCAGTTGTCAAAGCGTGCCAAGCACCTGCGAAATGACAGTGACGACAACTTACCCGAATACGCAGCCAATATTATATTTTGCAAATGACTTCGTGATTATCAAGGCGGGTAATCAGACGGTGTTCACTGGCTTCGTTGATACCGATGGGGTATCCGTATCAAAAGATAATCATGAAATCAAACTGGCAATGCGATCAAAACTAGCAGATTTCGTTGATGGCTCTAACTTGTTGCTGACGAATACAATACAGGCACCCAACATTGCGGCATTCGCTCAGCAGTTGCTCGACAAACATAACAGCATGGTGATGAAGGACGCATACAAGATCAAGCTTGTTGACAAGACGGGCGAGGCAGGCGTACCTATTCCAGTTGTTCCCATTCAACAAACAAGCACTGGATACGAACTGGTTGAATATTATGCGCGCTATGCACAAAGGATCACCTATGATAATGAAGATGGTGATCTCGTGCTCGCAACTTCTGGCAAGGAACGCGCGGGCGGCTCGGTCAACTTGGGCGGCAATGTGCAGGCACTTACTTTTAATACCGATACGAAAAATCGTTTTACTCATTACTATGCTGTCTGGTCGGATGTGCAACAATGGCAGGACAAGGGATTGCAACCACCAAATATCACGGGTCAGGCAACTGACCCACAAATGTTGGCAAGCGGTCGCTTTCGTCCTCTTGTTTTCATTGCAAACCAGTTTGATTACAATACGGGACAGGATTTGGCGCAGAAACGGGCGTTATGGGAAGCGAAATCTCGTTACGGTAGAAGTATCACACTGACCGTTACCGTTGATACATGGCTCGATAGCAACAATAAGCTGTTTCAAGTGAATACACTCATCAAGAGCCAGATATTCCCTATATTGGGCACGTCGAGCACTGTTACCGACTGGATCATTGCAAGTGTGACATATTCGAAATCAATCACGACGGGAACGACATGCACGCTGCAACTTATGCCGCCAGATGCATTTGCGCCAGAACCGATCGGCTTGAACAACCCATATCGTGACGCAATCGGCGGCAATACGGGTAATAGTGGTGGTGCGCCTGCGAAACCAGAACCCGGAAGTGCCACTGCTTCTGCGAGCGCGACGGCTCAAGTTGGCGGCGCCATCAATACACCGCCAACTGCTTACACTGGATTTTAATATGGCAAGCGTATTCACAAAAATGCAACAGGCATTCCGTATCGGTAAGGTGACGAACAATCCCGATACGACTGCGAATGTGGCAACAGTTCAGACTGCCTTGAGTGATATAGAACGGTACAATAACATACCGCTGATACAACATTATGGCTTTGCGAGCGTGCCAGTTCCCGGTTGCAATCTCGGCTTGACAAGCAGAGGCGGTGAAATCAATCAGGCTGTCATCACGAGCACGCACGACGCAAATCATTATCCAACGGGAATGGCTGCTGGCGAGACGCAAATCCACGATAATACGGGGCAGCGCGTCTATCTACAAGGCGGTGTGACGATTACAATCACTGCGAATAATCAGGTCGTGATCACGGCACCTAATATCATATGTAATGCAACGACTGGCATGACTTTCAATACGCCAATGCTACAAGTCAACGGCATGATCAAGGCAACGGGCGATGTTATTGCAGGAACAATATCACTTGAACATCACAAGCACCCAGTTCCAGATGTCATGGCAGGCGATGATGAAGTCGAGACAGATGTTCCAAGTGCATAAAAATATGGATGCAATGGGGAACTAAATGCTCAACCCATTGCATCCATCGTGGAGGATAATCCCACAAGTTACGCTCAAGGGAAATGTCCAAACCTTGAGCAGGTGATCAGTATACCTAAATACTAGCATGGCGGATATAAAATTAGCATGGAACCCAGCGATCCAGTATGCGGATTGGGTCATTGAAGACGGAACTATTGCATCGGGCGATGACCTCGAAACTGCCGTGATCTTTTCACTGTTCACATGGCGTCGTGACATTCCCTATGGATATTTTGGCTGGTGGGGCGACACGTATGAAACCACTGGTCAAACTGGCTCGCGTTTGCCCGAAATGATCCGTGCCTATTATAATAGTGAGGCGTCACTAATTTTGCGTCTCAACGACATCATCGCAGAATGCCTGCAATGGCTCATTGACGCGAATGTAGTTGCAAGTTTTGATATCGTGAGCAACTTCACATCAAGAAGTGCCGTCGCGTCTACCATTACGGCACATAAGCCAGACAATACAACGCAGGTGTTTTCCTACAGTTGGGCATGGAACCAACTTATCTCATAAATATTGGCTAGTCCTAAGAGTATAGCCATGCCATTTATCAGTGAAACTTTCACTCAGTTATTGAGCGATATCTCTCAGGATTTCGCAAACTCGCAGCTACAGTTACTGCCGAAATCTGTTCTACAGATCGTTGGTCGTGCGCAAGCCGCGTTAAGTTATGCTCAGATACAAGCGATATTATATGCAGCGTTACAAGCTGTTCCTTTCACTGCAACTGGAACTAATATCGATCGTTGGGCGAATCTAAAAGATGTCTATCGTAAGAATGCAACGGCTGCCAGTGTCAAAGTGGCATTTACGGGCGTTGCTGGTTCTATTGTGCCACAAAACGAAACACTTGGCAGAAGCGATGGTTTCACTTATACAACAGACGCGCAATATACCATCAACACGACAACCACCGTCAATGCCGTTGCCACCCAAGTCGGCGCGGCTGGTAATGCACCCATCACGACACAACTCACTCTCGCGAATGTAGTATTAGGCGTAAACTCCAACGCAGTACTTACAACTGCAATAACGGGCGGCAGCGATGTTGAAACAGACGATGAACTTAGATCGCGTATGCTGCAAGTTTATGCTGCTCCCCCTCACGGGGGCGATATAGTTGATTATGAAATTTGGGCGAGTGATGTTGCGGGTGTAACGAGAAGTTGGTGCGCACCTAACGCTTACGGTGCAGGAACGGTTGTCGTGTTCGTAATGTTTGACGATGCAAACGTAACGAGCAATGCGGCAACGAACGGCTTCCCTGTCGGCACGGATGGTGTTGCCTCAAGTGAATATCGATCGGTCGCTGCCACTGGCAACCAACTTACCGTTGCGAACTACATATATCCGTTGCGCCCCGTTACTGCGCTGGTTTATGTCATTGCACCCAAGCCGTATAGCATAAACATTACCGTAAGTGGTCTAACCGTCAATACAAACATTCAAAATGAAATCGCCAGTTCGTTGGCGTCGCTGTATCTGTCGGTGGGCACACCGTTGGGCTATACCTTGCCGCCATCGCTCATTTACAACGCGATCTATAATATTGTGCCCACGCAGAGCTTTACTATAGTATCACCTGCAACCAATGTCATCATTCCGAATGGGTATCTTCCTGTAGTCGGAAATGCCGTCTATAGTTAAGTCCTGAAATATGCCAAGTTTTGTTTCCGTATCTTTCGGCAGCCCATACGTTCACTATGCGAACAACAACGCAGGCGATACGTATGACAGCAATCTCACTGCGATATTCACTGGATTTACTGCAAATGCAAACATCCAGATTAGTTGCACGGAATATACCAATCAGGAAGATTTCTATAATGTGCAGACGAGTTATTCTGCGCCATATACAACAGTTACATGTCAGAAAATATTTGATGACTACTATGCGAACTCAAGCAATCTGTCATTGCCATGCGTCTGGACATTCACCGATCTCAATAATGTGGGTTCAAATGTAGCGACTGCTACTTTCGCGTTGCCAATGACGACAATCACTGGCAATACGATCTATCAGAGTTACAATATCAATGATCTCAACGAGTACAATATATACAACTATTGCAACTTTCTGCAACTGGGTAATGCTTGTACTGTCAATCTGCTTACTCTATATCCGTTTGAAGAAGTAACATTTACGGGCGGATTTGCTAATGGCACATTTCGTAGCCCAACCTATTCTACTTTAGGAACAGTATCGGCTGACGCAAATGGTGTCGTTGCCTATACATTTTCAGTGCAGCAGAACTCGAATGCGTTTTATCTCGCTGTTTCATCGAACACCGTCAACTACACATATGGCGGCATTATCTTTGATCAAAATGAAATCAATGTAGCTAACGGTACCGTCATTGAGGGTTATGCTTGGACGCCTTATGACTACCAAAATTCCAATACTGCCATATTGGCAAATGTAAGCGTTTATGCAAATAGCACGTTGCTGGGCAACACGACAACCAATGTACATGGCTTTTGGAGTTATCAAGTTCCAAATACCATGTCTTTTGGAACTTACCTAATAACGTCGTTCTCAGTTCCGCAGAACCCGAGCGCAATCATTTCGCAGACGATTCCATATAGCAATGCGTCCGCATTTATTGTCATACAGAACAGCGTTACATTGAACTTCATCCAGCCACCCGAGGTAGGTAACGGCTTCACTTTCTTTGATGACAACAACATAATGAACGCCTCTGTGACGGTTTATGTTGATAACTTCACAGGCACCGTCAACAGTGTAACGACCGCAGGCAACTTTACCGTTGACGTGCAAGAGGGTGTGCCACCCAATCCAGAATCGATCTATCCCGCGAACTTCGCATATACCATTGTGCTCAATGTTGCAACCAATGGCACACAGACCGCGCAGCAAGTATCGAATGCATATCAATGGACATTCAAGGACAGTACGGGAAATAGTTGCACTGCGACATTTTCAATACCGACTATTTCAGTGCAGGGTGTTGCTGGAACCATCGGCACTGGTAGTAACGCCTCGCAGATATTGTATAGTAATACAAATCTGAACTATTTGTATGGCACAGACAGTCCATTTTATCAGACTGTTATGTTGGGCAACTCTGTGGAAATGAACGTTCTCGGTTGCCTGCCCAATCAAAACGTCTATGTTCTCACTGTTGACAATATCTCTGGTGATGAAACTATCACCTATTCAAATGCAAACGCGAACGGCGTTTATAACTGTGTCGCGATTGTTAATGGTAGCAGTGACAACTATTCGTTCCTCATATCTGGTTATGGATATTACAATCCATATACTCCGAACACCGTGGCAGGCGGCGGCTTCACTGTTCAAAGTCCCATCGTGTTGTTTGATCAGACCACGATTGTTGCAAATACAAACTTGTTTCACGGCTATGCATTCCAGCCATATGGCAGCTATCCTGCGAGTATTGTAAGTCTTTATGCAAATGGCACGTTGTTATCAAATGTAACGACAAGCACAACTGGCTCGTGGTCTTATGTGCCAAGTCTCTCAACGGGCACCTATGAGATTGTAGCGGCGGCACGCCCAAGTGTTGAGCCATATAACAATACGTTCACTTGGTTATATTCGAATGCGAGCACACAAGTTGTAATCGATACAAATCCGCCCATACCGCCAAGTCTCGCGATCACATATCCAAGTAACGGACAGACGGTCTATTCCACATTGATCGAAGGCACATCAAGTATTGTCGGCACGGTGCATTTGTACAACGGCGCCACCTTGATTGCAAATGCATCTTCAGGCAACTATACATGGAATGCAACGCCGACTCTTTCATACGGCACTTATATCATCACCGCAGAAGAAGCCAACGCTAATGGTATCGCCTATGCCAATGTGTCGTTCGATTATGCGCAGCCGATCAATATCAGATTGCAATGGGATACGGGTTACAGTTCCACGGATAATGTATCAAGTCAAAGCACTATCATTGGCACAGTGATACCCAATACAGTTGTCAGTGTCTATGATGGGGTTACAGGTAACTTCCTCGCGAACATAACGCCCGATGGCGTGGGTAATATCGTATTTGATTATGACTATGAAGTGGGCGACGTTTCCCTTACGTTTCAACAAATCGTCGGCAACACTGTGTACACGCAACCATTCTCGTTTTATTTCGATAATCAGTATGGAACATATGAGTTTCTATCGGCAATACTAAACTTGTTGCCAGAGGGTGCTGCATGGGCAAAGTTTAGCGGCAGCAATATGTATACTGCGCTGCGAGCACTCATGCGTGTATATCGCCGTGTGTCAGGGCGCGTAACTGATTATTTCTCGGAGGCATTTGTTCCCACAACAAATGAAATGTTGCCCGAGTGGGAAGCGACACTTGGTATCGTTCCCAACGATAATGAAACGATCGCAGAACGTCAAGCCAACGCCACCGCGAAGTTCATTGAGGTTGGTGGGCAATCTGTGGAGTATTTTGAAAATGTCGCAAACTCATTTGGCTATACTGTAACTATTGTCGAGAACACGAACTTCCGTTGTGGCACCAACTCATCTGTCGATCTCATACCAGCAGAAAACTACGTGTTCTATTGGCACGTCGTTGCAAACAGTTCTGCTAACGGATCGACAATGCAGAGTGAGATCGACGAATACGCGCCAGCACATACTATTGTCCATTGGAAGTTTGATTAAGGGGTAAATACTAGATGGCTCAACGTATCAATTCATCCAACGCGACACCTACCCAGCCGACTACTTACACAAGTAATCTTGCGCAGGGGCATTTCTCTATGTCCTATCCCTATACCGTTGGAACACCCGAATGGTTTGAAGCGCAACAAGAAGAGATTTGTCGTGTAACCGAATATGGTGGACAGACACCCACGGTCGGCTCATATGGGCAGATGTTGATTGCACTCAATACTACATTTACGCAGTCTAGAGGTAGTTTCTATACGACCAATAGCGAAAGTCCCGCATATAATAATTTCATTTGTCCTGAAAATACTTATGTTGTTAGA